TTTCCAAGCTCCATGTGGTTGCTGGCAAAATGGTGCCGGTGTCTTCTGAAGGTAGGCCATAGAGGCCGCTGTTGTAAAAATTGCCACCATAGCCAGTGAAAGACGTAGAATCCTGCCTGCCTGCGGTGAAACCGACAGGCGTAATATCGCTCACAGTGTCATTAGACGTCATGGCGTACAACTTATTGTACGTTCCAAACGCCACGCGTCGGCCAGAGCTATTATCTTCCCACGCAACCATCGTGCGGGTCACGCCGTCCAAGTCAACGCTTCCGCGCTGACGCCAGCCGCCAACGGGGCGCAGCGCGCCTTCGTGCCAGCGGATCAAGTTTGCATCGCGCCACCGGCCCTGAGACTGATATTCGGTGCCGTTTCTGTATTGGCCCGCTGGGATATTAAGTGGGATTAACGGCATGTGCCTTCTCCCCCGTTACGGCTTCGTTGGCCAGTCATCATCAGCCAAATATGGCCAATTTTCGTGGGTAGGTATATCACGCAAATTTTGACGATATGTTGTCATCGGCGCATTCATCGTTACATCGGTTAGCGCGAAGTAATCCGTTTGAGCCAGCAAGCCGTCACGTTTAGATCGCATCTCTTTGGCTTTAGCGTCTGTGGCATCTGCAATCTGTTGGCTTGTCAGGGCAACAACAGTCTTCGTCAAAACCCATGAACCATCAACCAGTTGAGGCGCACTACTGTGCTGCAAGCGGTGCGTCAGCGGGTCATAATCTGGTGCTGCTTCATAGCCGACAGGATACATCCCATAAGAAGCCATCGTAGTCTCTGGCACATTTTTCGGAAAGCTGGTGTTTGGATTATCACGGCGAAGTTGACCCACTGTGTATGGGTATTGTTCTACTGAACCGTTTGTGATTTTTGCGAACATTGTAAGTCTCCTATCTGTTCGTCGTTAGCTTTGTGGGCCAAGGGTGTAAGCGTATATTGCATCTTCGCTATCCGAAATGATATACATCTTCGTGCCATCATCCCTAAAGAATAATCCTGTAGGGTTTTTTGCTTGAGGTTCAACGTCAAAGACTTGCGAAAATGATGCAGAAGAAATATCCCAAGCAGTGCTTAAGTCATATTCATTGACGTCATCACCCTGATTTCCACAGATATACATCTTCGTGCCGTCATCCTTGAAGAAAAGACCTTGTGGATTAGTTTCTTGAGCAGAAACGCTGAAGTTTTGCAAGTATGAGGCCGTAGAAATATCCCAAGCGGTGCTTAGATCATATTCATTAACTTCATCTCCGCTGCTGCCAACAATATACATCTTCGTACCGTCATCCCTAAAGAAAACGCCATTGGGGTTTGCTTCCTGAGCAGAAACACTAAAATTCTGAAGATAAGAAGCGGTAGAAATATTCCAAGCTGTGCTTAAGTCGTACTCATTAACGTCATCTCCGGTTTGTCCAGTGATATACATTTTAGTGCCGTCAGGCTTAAAGAAAATATCTGATGGTGCTGCATCTTGAGCAGCAACACTAAAATTCTGAAGGTAAGAAGCGGTAGATAAATCCCAAGACGTACTCAAATCGTATTCATTAACGTCATCTCCCTGAGTGCCAACGAAATACATCTTCGTGCCGTCAGGTTTGAAGAATACGTCTTTAGGGCTTGTGTCTTGAGTAGCAACGCTGAAGCCAGCAAGACTGTATTGGTAGACTTTGTTACCTGTGTCTCCCAACATATAAAATCCTGAACCTTCAGGTCTAAAGAAAATACTTGTCGGAGTGCCGTCTTGGCCACCAATAGTAAAGTCTTGCGAAAATGATGCAGAAGAAACGTCCCAAGCGGTACTTAGATCGTATTCATTAACGTCATCAGTACCAGAACCGTCTACCACAAACATTTTCGTGCCATCAGCCTTGAATGACATTCCCATTGGGGTACCCCCCTGCGCAATAATACTTTTACTCTGCAAAAATGAAGCGGTAGACACATCCCAAGCCGTACTCAAATCATATTCGTAGACACGATCAGAGCCACTACCAAGCATATACATCTTCGTGCCGTCAGATTTAAAAAATACGTCTTGTGGGCTTCCATCTTGAGCGCTTACGCTGAAGTTTTGCGAATAGGATGCAGAAGAAATATCCCAAGCGGTACTTAGGTCATATTCGTAGACGGCATCCCCGCTGATACCCATGACAAACATTTTCGTGCCGTCAGGCTTAAAAAACAAGCCTGTTGGACTAGTTTCTTGAGCAGAAACACTAAAATTCTGAAGATAAGAAGCGGATTCCACATTCCAAGCAGTGGTTAAATCATATTCGTTAACGTCACTTCCACCGCTGCCAGTGATGTACATCTTCGTGCCGTCAGATTTGAAAAACATTCCCTGTGCAGAAGCTTCTTGACTATTAACACTAAAATTTAGGCTGGTATAATTAGCGGAAGACAAATCCCACGTTAGACCAGCAGGGGGGTCATAGTAAGCGTAAGATAAATCCCATGCGCCAACACCACCAGCATTGCCAGCCGCCGCTTGTAATAGCTTTTTCTTGGTAGCCATTGCTTATCCTAACGCTTGTCCAGCCGTAAACCCGTACCAATTTGTGCCGCCATCGCGGGTGTAGAACACAAAGACATCTTTTGCAGATGCTGTCGCTGTCAGCGTTGGTGCTGTAGCCGCAGGCCAATCAACAGCCGCAGGCCAAGTAACCGTGAAGCCAGACGCAGAGCCATCTTGGATAATCTCAATGCTAAAGCTAAACGCCGTGCCGCTCGCTGGCGGGTTGCTAAACGTGAACGTGGTGTTTTCTGTCAGCGTGTGACTGAATGCGTTGCCCGCCTCACAATTTACCGTTGTGGCGTTGGAGCTTGATGTAACAGCGCCGTAGGTTTCGTTGTAGCTGTCAACGATTAGCTCGCCAGTGATGTCTACATCGCCAGTATAGGTGGGAGCCATCTTGGCATCTAACTGCGTTTGTATCGCAGATGTCACGCCGTCAACGTAATTAAGCTCTGCGGTTGTCGCTGTAACGCCGTCTAGCAGATTAAGCTCAGTCGCTGTAGACGTTACACCATCAAGGATGTTTAATTCTGCTGTCGTGACGGTTGCCCCGTCAAGAATTTGAAACTCAGTATTTGTAACGCCGCCAAGCAACGTATCAAGAGCATCCCAGTTGCCGTTTAGAAAGCCACCCCAAGCGTCTTCGTCGCCGCCCACGGTTGGCTTATTCCAAGAATAATTCGTCGTTGTCGTAGGCATTATGCGGCCCTCTCTAAATAGTCTGCTTCTGTCCAAGTCGTTGATGGATCAGATGTTTCTGTCCAAGTTTCTGATGGATCAGATGCTTCTGTCCAAGTCGTTGATGGACCAGATACTTCTGTCCAAGTTTCTGATGGATCAGATGCTTCTGTCCATATGTTAGTCGGGTCGGGTGCGTCTTCCCACTTGTACCTAGCATTCACGACAGGCGTAAACGCGATATTGTCAGAAACCGCAAAAGTCCTTATTCTGATATACCCTATATCGGACGAAATTGAAATAGCGGCGGTCGTTGAGGCGACCACATCGTAAACGCCGTTTGCTGTTGCCGCAAATGCAATCGCAGTGGAAGCAGAAACATTCCGCGTAACACCGCCGGAAACGCTCGCGGCAAAAGCAATATTGGCAGAGGCGCTACCTTCTTCAATGCTAATGTTTTTGCCGTAAATATACGATCCGTAGGTGTTAAGCCCGTAGCCAGCTCTAAAGCCGTGAATAACCTCGTATTTTACCGCGCTGACGGAAACAATACCGCCAAGGCTTATGCTTGCAGACGCATCAACAACGCGCACGCCCGTTGGCTGCGATGCGGCAAATGCAATAGCCGTGGACGCTGCGCCGTCTACAATCGTAACGGCAGACGTAGACGCGGAAACGCCAATAGCCGCAGAAGCAGCCCCCTGCGTTGTCTCAGGCTCGCCGTATAACCCAGAGTCATAAACCCCTGAGTTATATGTTGAGCGCAAGCCCATTAACTTGCCGTTACGTCAAGATCGCCCGTAGGAATGCGGAACACATCGCCGTCGTTAATCGCTTTGGCGGTTGTCAAAGCAGAGTGGATAATCATGTTGCCGCCAGAAGACGCGTCCATAATGCCGATCCAGCCCACCGTTCCCCAGTTGCCGCCGCTCGCCGCAGGAAACTCAATCGACGCAGAGTTTGATGCAGTGTCGCCAGTTACTGTGAATGCAGCAACCTTGCGGGTGTAGCCGTTACCAGAAACCTCTGTGCCAGCAGCGCCGGTATCTGTGGGATCAGATGTAAACAAGCCAACGTACCAAGCTGTAGGGCGCGTTACGCTGTCGGTGGTCAACAAATACTTTAGCGTACTTGTCTCAAATGCATTTGTTAAAGACATGGATTTCTCCGTTAGATATATCTAGGTGAACCATACACCATTTTCAGATCAGTAGCTAGTAACGCGCATACGCAAGCCGGAACCAGCAAATCGCGTGTCATCGGACGCCTTTTGCAGCGACTGCAACGCCGCCGCGTAAAGCGCAGCCCAAGTCTGCGTGCGGGCGTCATCCTGCAAATACGGTGCCGACTGAATAAGCGTGCCATATAGATAAACGTCTGGCGCGTCCAGCAGCAGCCAGTTGGATGCGTTGCTATCGCTCAGCGCGGGCGTCTTAGCGTAATATTGCAGCTGC